GAAGCGTTCTCCTCCTGAGACCCTAGTGCTCAGCTCTCGGTCCTGAGCTCTCTTGCTCCCGAGACCTTCTGGTCGGCTATCCGGCAGCGGTCAGGTAAGGCAAACCACGGTTTGGAGGGTGGTTCTCGGCTGAGACCGCCGCGAGCTCTATCTCCGGTCCTCTGACCGTCTCCACGTGGACTCTCTCTCTTGCCTCCTGACCCCGCGCTCCAAGGGCGTCTGGCTTGCACCCGCGTTTGTTTCCTGTCTTACTTTCTGTTTCTCGCGGCCCGCGCTCTCTCCCTCGGCGCCCTCTAGCGGCCAGGAGAGACCGGCAAACAATTGGGGGCTCGTCCGGGATTGATCACCCCGGAACCCTAACGATCCTCTGGACCCACCCCCTCGGCGGCGTTTTGGGTCTTTCCTTTAAATTATATCATGGGAAATTCCCCCTCCTATAACCCCCCCGCTGGTATCTCCCCCTCAGACTGGCTCAACCTTCGTCAAAGCGCGCAAAGGCTCAATCCGCGACCCTCTCCTAGCGATTTTACCGATTTAAAAAATTACATCCATTGGTTTCATAAGACCCAGAAAAAACCATGGACTTTCACTTCTGGTGGCCCCGCCTCATGCCCACCCGGGAAATTCGGTCGGGTTCCCCTCGTCTTGGCCACCCTAAACGAAGTACTCTCAAACGATGAGGGCGCCCCAGGTGCATCAGCCCCAGAAGAACAACCCCCCCCTTATGACCCCCCCGCCATTTTGCCAATTATATCTGAAGGAAATCGCAACCGCCATCGCGCTTGGGCACTCCGAGAATTACAAGATATTAAAAAAGAAATTGAAAATAAGGCACCGGGTTCGCAAGTATGGATACAAACACTACGACTTGCAATCTTACAGGCCGACCCTACTCCTGCTGACCTAGAACAACTTTGCCAATATATTGCTTCCCCGGTCGATCAAACGGCCCACATGACCAGCCTAACGGCAGCAATAGCCGCCGCTGAAGCGGCCAATACCCTCCAGGGTTTTAATCCCCAAAATGGGACCCTGACCCAACAATCAGCTCAGCCCAACGCCGGGGACCTTAGAAGTCAATATCAAAACCTTTGGCTTCAGGCCTGGAAAAATCTCCCTACTCGTCCTTCAGTACAACCCTGGTCCACCATCGTCCAAGGCCCCGCCGAGAGCTATGTAGAGTTTGTCAACCGGTTACAAATTTCATTAGCTGACAACCTTCCCGACGGAGTCCCTAAAGAACCCATTATTGACTCCCTTAGCTATGCTAATGCTAACAAAGAATGCCAACAAATTTTGCAAGGGCGGGGCCTAGTGGCCGCCCCGGTGGGACAAAAACTGCAGGCTTGTGCACATTGGGCCCCCAAGGTTAAACAGCCTGCAATCCTCGTCCACACCCCAGGGCCCAAGATGCCCGGGCCTCGGCAACCGGCCCCCAAAAGGCCCCCCCCGGGACCATGCTATCGATGCCTCAAAGAAGGCCATTGGGCCCGGGACTGTCCCACCAAGACCACCGGCCCCCCTCCGGGACCTTGTCCCATATGTAAAGATCCTTCCCATTGGAAACGAGACTGTCCAACCCTCAAATCAAAAAACTAATAGAGGGGGGACTTAGCGCCCCCCAAACCGTAACCCCTATAACAGATCCTCTTAGTGAGGCCGAATTAGAATGCCTACTTTCTATTCCTCTGGCTCGCAGCCGTCCCTCCGTGGCTGTATACCTGTCTGGCCCCTGGCTGCAGCCCTCTCAGAATCAAGCCCTTATGCTCGTGGACACCGGGGCTGAAAATACGGTCCTCCCACAAAATTGGCTGGTTCGAGATTACCCACGGATCCCCGCCGCGGTGCTCGGAGCAGGGGGAGTCTCCCGGAACAGATACAATTGGCTACAAGGCCCTCTGACCCTGGCTCTAAAACCAGAGGGTCCCTTTATCACCATCCCAAAAATTTTAGTTGACACTTTCGATAAATGGCAAATTTTAGGACGGGACGTCCTCTCCCGCCTACAGGCCTCTATCTCCATACCTGAGGAGGTACGCCCCCCCATGGTAGGCGTCCTAGATGCCCCCCCGAGCCACATTGGATTAGAACATTTGCCCGTCCCACCTGAGGTACCTCAATTCCCTTTAAACTAGAACGCCTCCAGGCCCTTCAAGACCTGGTCCATCGCTCTCTGGAGGCAGGCTATATCTCCCCCTGGGACGGGCCAGGCAATAATCCAGTATTCCCGGTACGGAAACCAAATGGCACCTGGAGGTTTGTGCATGATCTACGAGCTACAAATGCTCTTACAAAGCCCATCCCGGCGCTCTCCCCCGGACCGCCAGACCTTACCGCTATCCCTACACACCTTCCACATATCATTTGCCTAGATCTCAAAGATGCCTTCTTCCAGATTCCAGTCGAAGACCGCTTCCGCTCCTATTTTGCTTTTACCCTCCCTACCCCCGGGGGACTCCAACCTCACAGACGCTTTGCCTGGCGGGTCCTACCTCAAGGCTTCATTAACAGCCCAGCTCTTTTCGAACGGGCACTACAGGAACCCCTTCGCCAAGTTTCCGCCGCCTTCTCCCAGTCTCTTCTGGTGTCCTATATGGACGATATCCTTATCGCTTCGCCTACAGAAGAACAACGGTCACAATGTTATCAAGCCCTGGCTGCCCGCCTCCGGGACCTAGGGTTTCAGGTGGCGTCTGAAAAGACTCGCCAGACGCCTTCGCCCGTCCCCTTCTTGGGACAAATGGTCCATAACCAGATTGTCACCTATCAGTCCCTACCTACCTTGCAGATCTCATCCCCAATTTCTCTTCACCAATTACAGGCGGTCTTGGGAGACCTCCAGTGGGTCTCTAGGGGCACACCCACTACCCGCCGGCCCCTGCAACTTCTCTACTCTTCCCTTAAAGGCATCGATGACCCTAGGGCCATCATCCAGCTTTCCCCGGAACAGCTACAAGGCATTGCAGAGCTTCGACAAGCCCTGTCCCATAACGCAAGATCTAGATATAACGAGCAAGAACCCCTGCTGGCCTACGTACACCTAACCCGGGCAGGGTCCACCCTGGTACTCTTCCAAAAGGGCGCTCAATTTCCCCTGGCCTACTTTCAGACCCCCTTGACTGACAACCAAGCCTCACCTTGGGGCCTCCTTCTCCTGCTGGGATGCCAATACCTGCAGACTCAGGCCTTAAGCTCTTATGCCAAGCCCATACTCAAATACTATCACAATCTTCCTAAAACCTCTCTCGACAATTGGATTCAATCATCTGAGGACCCTCGAGTTCAGGAGTTGTTGCAATTGTGGCCCCAGATTTCCTCTCAGGGAATACAGCCCCCGGGCCCCTGGAAAACCTTGATCACCAGGGCAGAGGTTTTTTTGACGCCCCAGTTCTCTCCTGAACCGATTCCTGCGGCCCTTTGCCTCTTTAGTGACGGGGCTACAGGACGAGGAGCATATTGCCTGTGGAAAGACCACCTTTTGGACTTTCAGGCCGTTCCGGCTCCAGAGTCCGCCCAAAAGGGAGAACTAGCAGGTCTCTTGGCGGGCTTAGCAGCCGCCCCGCCTGAACCTTTAAATATATGGGTAGATTCCAAATACCTATACTCCTTGCTCAGAACCCTAGTTCTGGGAGCTTGGCTTCAACCTGACCCCGTACCCTCCTATGCCCTCCTATATAAAAGCCTCCTCCGACATCCAGCAATCTTTGTTGGTCATGTCCGGAGCCACTCCTCAGCATCCCACCCTATTGCTTCCCTGAACAATTATGTAGATCAACTGCTCCCCTTAGAAACTCCAGAGCAATGGCATAAGCTCACCCACTGCAACTCTCGGGCCTTGTCTCGATGGCCGAACCCACGTATTTCGGCCTGGGATCCCCGTTCCCCCGCTACGCTGTGTGAAACCTGTCAAAGGCTCAATCCAACTGGAGGTGGGAAGATGCGAACTATTCAGAGAGGGTGGGCCCCGAATCATATTTGGCAGGCCGATATAACCCATTATAAATACAAACAGTTCACCTACGCTTTGCACGTGTTTGTAGATACTTACTCTGGAGCTACTCATGCCTCAGCAAAGCGAGGGCTCACCACTCAAATGACCATTGAGGGCCTTCTAGAGGCCATAGTGCATCTGGGTCGTCCAAAAAAGCTAAACACTGACCAAGGCGCAAACTACACCTCCAAAACCTTTGTCAGGTTTTGCCAGCAGTTCGGAATTTCCCTTTCTCATCACGTTCCCTACAACCCCACAAGTTCAGGGTTGGTAGAGCGGACAAATGGACTGCTCAAACTTCTTTTGTCTAAATATCACCTAGACGAACCCCACCTTCCCATGACTCAGGCCCTTTCTCGAGCCCTCTGGACTCACAATCAGATTAACCTCCTACCAATTCTAAAGACCAGATGGGAGTTACACCATTCACCCCCACTTGCTGTCATTTCAGAGGGCGGAGAAACACCCAAGGGCTCTGATAAACTCTTTTTGTACAAGCTCCCCGGGCAAAACAATCGTCGGTGGCTAGGACCTCTCCCGGCCCTAGTCGAAGCCTCGGGAGGCGCCCTCCTGGCTACTAACCCCCCCGTGTGGGTTCCCTGGCGTTTGCTAAAAGCCTTCAAATGCCCAAAGAACGACGGTCCCGAAGACGCCCACAACCGATCATCAGATGGGTAAGTCTCACTCTTACTCTCCTCGCTCTCTGTCAGCCCATCCAGACTTGGAGATGCTCCCTGTCCCTAGGAAATCAACAATGGATGACAACATATAACCAAGAGGCAAAATTTTCCATCTCCATTGACCAAATATTAGAGGCTCACAATCAATCACCTTTCTGTCCCAGGTCTCCCAGATACACCTTGGACTTCGTAAATGGTTATCCTAAGATCTATTGGCCCCCCCCACAAGGGCGGCGCCGGTTTGGAGCCAGGGCCATGGTCACATATGATTGCGAGCCCCGATGCCCTTATGTGGGGGCAGATCACTTCGACTGCCCCCACTGGGACAATGCCTCCCAGGCCGATCAAGGGTCCTTTTATGTCAATCATCAGATTTTATTCCTGCATCTCAAACAATGTCATGGAATTTTCACTCTAACCTGGGAAATATGGGGATATGATCCCCTGATCACCTTTTCTTTACATAAAATTCCTGATCCCCCTCAACCCGACTTCCCTCAGCTGAACAGTGACTGGGTTCCCTCTGTCAGATCATGGGCCCTGCTTTTAAATCAAACGGCACGGGCCTTCCCAGACTGTGCTATATGTTGGGAACCTTCCCCTCCCTGGGCTCCCGAAATATTAGTATATAACAAAACCATCTCCGGCTCTGGACCCGGTCTCGCCCTCCCGGACGCCCAAATCTTCTGGGTCAACACGTCCTTGTTTAACACCACCCAAGGATGGCACCACCCTTCCCAGAGGTTGTTGTTCAATGTTTCTCAAGGCAACGCCTTATTATTACCCCCTATCTCCCTGGTTAATCTCTCTACGGTTTCCTCCGCCCCTCCTACCCGGGTCAGACGCAGTCCCGTCGCAGCCCTGACCTTAGGCCTAGCCCTGTCAGTGGGGCTCACTGGAATTAATGTAGCCGTGTCTGCCCTTAGCCATCAGAGACTCACCTCCCTGATCCACGTTCTGGAGCAAGATCAGCAACGCTTGATCACAGCAATTAACCAGACCCATTATAATTTGCTTAATGTGGCCTCTGTGGTCGCCCAGAACCGACGGGGGCTTGATTGGTTGTACATCCGGCTGGGTTTTCAAAGCCTATGTCCCACAATCAATGAACCTTGCTGTTTCCTACGCATTCAAAATGACTCCATTATCCGCCTCGGTGATCTCCAGCCTCTCTCGCAAAGAGTCTCTACAGACTGGCAGTGGCCCTGGAATTGGGATCTGGGGCTCACCGCCTGGGTGCGAGAAACCATTCATTCTGTTCTAAGCCTATTCCTATTAGCCCTTTTTTTGCTCTTCTTGGCCCCCTGCCTGATAAAATGCTTGACCTCTCGCCTTTTAAAACTCCTCCGGCAGGCTCCCCACTTCCCTGAAATCTCCTTCCCCCCTAAACCCGATTCTGATTATCAGGCCTTGCTACCGTCAGCACCAGAGATCTACTCTCACCTCTCCCCCACCAAACCCGATTACATCAACCTTCGACCCTGCCCTTGACACCCCCGTGTTTCACGCACCCTCAGGCTGTGGTGGGGCACTGGCTTAGTGGAATAGTCAGTGTACCATCACAAGCCTCTTCTTGCTGCCAGCACCGAGTTCGAACACAGCCCTACCCTGAGCCTCTCTGAGTACATGACTGAGTGTAGCGCAGAGAGGTTGTCGCTTCTGCGTGTCACTCAGTCATTTTTTATAGCCGATTGGGGTTCGCGCCCTCCCATTGCCTGTGACACGGTTAAGACCTCTCTCACTTCTGCTTCACCATCCCCCTGCCAGCGTTGGTCTAGTGGAAAGAACTAACGCTGACGGGGGCGATTTCTTGCAGCTGTGCTAAGCGAGAGGCTCTGGTGCTGGGGATAAGATGCGGCCCCTAGCACCACAGTCTCTGCGCCTTTTGGGTTCGAATCTTCCCCATGCAGCTTCCGCTTTTTACGCCCTGTTGCACACCCTTTCTAGAGATACCTGAAAATCTCAGCTCGCACCCCAAGGAAGGTTGTGGCTCAGAGGTTAAAATAGCTCGGACCGCAACCTCCCTTTCTTTTTATTCCACCCTCGCAAGGCCCCGGGTTCTGGGCCCCCTAACGGAGGTTCAGAATTTCCTCTACTAGGGGATGCTCAGGTCCAAGTGTGCACAATATCTCTTCCAAAAGGTCCTGATGAACATCTTCCCATGTAACAAGCCCCAGCAGAGACATTCCAGCCACATCCAGCAGCATTTGGGCCGCCTTCTCTAACAGTGCCCATAAAGTCCCTTCCGTTTCCACAACGGCTGCCTCTGCATCTTCTATTTCCACCTCGGCACCGACTCCCCCGCCGAGCCCTTCAAGCTCTTCGGGATCCATTACCTGATAACGACAAAATTATTTCTTGTCTTTTAAGCAAGTGTTGTTGGTTGGGGGCCCCACTCTCTACATGCCTGCCCGGCCCTGGTTTTGTCCAATGATGTCACCATCGATGCCTGGTGCCCCCTCTGCGGGCCCCATGAACGACTCCAATTCGAAAGGATCGACACCACGCTCACCTGCGAGACCCACCGTATCACCTGGACCGCCGATGGACGACCTTTTGGCCTCAATGGAACATTGTTCCCTCGACTGCATGTCTCCGAGACCCGCCCCCAAGGGCCCCGACGACTCTGGATCAACTGCCCCCTTCCGGCCGTTCGCGCTCAGCCCGGCCCGGTTTCACTTTCCCCCTTCGAGCAGTCCCCCTTCCAGCCCTACCAATGCCAATTGCCCTCGGCCTCTAGCGACGGTTGCCCCATCATCGGGCACGGCCTTCTTCCCTGGAACAACTTAGTAACGCATCCTGTCCTCGGAAAAGTCCTTATATTAAATCAAATGGCCAATTTTTCCTTACTCCCCCCCTTCGATACCCTCCTTGTAGACCCCCTCCGGCTGTCCGTCTTTGCCCCGGACACTAGGGGAGCCATACGTTATCTCTCCACCCTTTTGACGCTATGCCCAGTTACTTGTATTCTACCCCTAGGCGAGCCCTTCTCTCCTAATGTCCCCATATGCCGCTTTCCCCGAGACACCAGTGAACCTCCCCTTTCAGAATTCGAGCTGCCCCTTATCCAAACGCCCGGCCTGTCTTGGTCTGTCCCCGCGATCGACCTATTCCTAACCGGTCCCCCTTCCCCATACGACCGGTTACACGTGTGGTCCAGTCCTCAGGCCTTACAACGCTTCCTCCATGACCCTACGCTCACCTGGTCAGAATTGGTTGCTAGCGGGAAACTAAGACTTGATTCACCCTTAAAATTACAGCTGTTAGAAAATGAATGGCTCTCCCGCCTTTTTTGAGGGGGAGTCATTTGTATGAAAGATCATGCAGGCCTAGGCGCCGCCACCGCCCCGTAAACCAGACAGAGACGTCAGCTGCCAGAGAAGCTGCTGACGGCAGCTGGTGGCTAGAATCCCCGTACCTCCCCAACTTCCCCTTTCCCGAAAAATCCACACCCTGAGCTGCTGACCTCACCTGCTGATAAATTAATAAAATGCCGGCCCTGTCGAGTTAGCGGCACCAGAAGCGTTCTCCTCCTGAGACCCTAGTGCTCAGCTCTCGGTCCTGAGCTCTCTTGCTCCCGAGACCTTCTGGTCGGCTATCCGGCAGCGGTCAGGTAAGGCAAACCACGGTTTGGAGGGTGGTTCTCGGCTGAGACCGCCGCGAGCTCTATCTCCGGTCCTCTGACCGTCTCCACGTGGACTCTCTCTCTTGCCTCCTGACCCCGCGCTCCAAGGGCGTCTGGCTTGCA